ATCACAAACTTACGGTCAGGATCTTTACCCCAAGCATTGAAAGTATCAAAGAATTGCTCACGGTTGACTTTTTTACGGTTGACATAAGCACCATACTTACTGGTAATGTGAAGAACATCATACCCCCTTTCTTCAAGATTGTCAAGTAGGGCAGTTTTGGAAATTGCTTCCCAAAGTACCTTGCTGTTAGGGGCGGCCACAAGGACTTTGGAGCCCGTGTGCTCGTCAAGGTCATCAATGATGTCAAGAAGAGTTTGAGCGTCGTCTGAAGCGGCTGTGAGACCCTTCTGGCGTTCAAAATCAACCTCATGTGTCACAACAGTGGGAGGTAGAATGCTACCGTTCTGAACCAGCTCGGGAGCGGGTACAGTCTCCAGAACATTACCAAAAACAATGCTGTTATTCATGCCAGTATCAAAAGGAGACTTCTTGTGCTTCGGAGTGGCAGTAAAATAATAGTAATTTTTGGCATTACACTCAGCTACGCTAACAAAGAAGTTTTTCTTGGTGGCGTTATGTGCCTCGTCGTAGTAAGCAACATCAATCCGTGTATTAGATTCGTTGATGCGACGAAGAGAGTTATATGTAGTAAAGATGAGTTGATGCTCATCTTTTACGAGCATATTCCACTGGGAAATTTTTTCGGCTTTTGTGGTACTGTAATGATGAGTTTCGCCACTGTGAACGTGAAGTACATTCGCACAATCAATATGCTCAAGAAACTCCGACGACAGTTGTTCTGCCAGCAGAATACGAGGAGCACACACAAGAATGGTAAGTGGTGTGGTAGATTCCTGAAAACGACGAAGAGCGTCAAGAATCATGACAAGAGTTTTACCACCGCCAGTTGGAACGATGATTTGCCCGAAGGCGTTGATGGACAGGGCATCAAGGGCACGTTGCTGGTGGGGCCGGAGTTTCATGGCAAATGCGTTTCAATACAGATAGTATGCCACAAAAAAGGGGGCTGGTCAAGCCCTTTGTGTCAGTTAGGAAAGTGGTTGTTTTTGTTGGTCTGAAACATTTCCAAACTCTTCAATAATTGTATTGCGAAAAATAATATCATCTAATTCTCCAGAAGAATTTATTAGATATTCTAATTCCATTTTAGTATTTTCTGGCATCACATTTTTTATATATTCTGCCATTTCACTCGTAATAATATCTTGCTCCAAAAATGTACCAATACAATTTTCTGTATGATTTTGGTAATTTACATATACAGGGCTAAAGTGAGACACATCAAAAATAAATTTTTCGGAAAGCTTCCGGAAACCAAAACTTCGTAGATAATAATTTGGTACTATTCTATAACGTAAAGAATTTGTATCGGGAGTGATATGTATAGACACTCCACAGTTAGGAATTAATTGAGATGTAGTATGAAGTTTTTTAATTAACTCAGAATTATTTATTGGACTTGGGGAAGTATACCAAAAATACATTCCAGTAGTGGCACAATTTTTGTCAAAAGTAATAGAAGATATTTGAGTGGTGGTTTCATAATTTTTAACAAAATTACGTATTTTTTGTCTACACGGATCTAAATTTGAAGATTCTATAGTATGAATAAAGTGATTCCATTCAGAAATATTTTTGAACACAATTAATTGAATTGGATTAATTGCTCGGAACTCTTTAATTTGATTAGTATTGTCATGTATTATTTCAATATACTTTTTATCATCTTCCAGTAATGTAACTGTATATTGTAACCTATAATAATAAAACAATTGTAATTTATTTTTAATTTCTTGACTTAAATCTGGTTTGTATTCATTATCAAAAATAGAGGTATATCTCCAAGGCATAATAGATGAAGTGTCTATGTATTCTTGCTGAAATAAACTATACTGATTAATCTCGGTAAATTTATCGGAAAACATCTTAATTACTTGCTACAACTTGTCCTTGATCATTAAATACCGTATACTGAATATAAGATTCTGGATCACATTTTTCTGGAGATTCTGGAAAACTATCTTCACAAAATTCAATTGCCTCATCAATGTTTTCTATTTCAACAAATGAAAATTCACATTGACTTATAGTAACATACAAATCTAATGGAAGAAGATTTTTATATATCTCCATGGAGGTCTGAATTTTTTCTACATCATCTGTGTTGTTCCATCCATAAGACCTAATATAAATTACTGGTTTGCCAAGCATAGTGACATACTTAGCTACCATGTCTTCAAAGTAAACACAGTTGTAATTAGAAACAATCATTTTATTCCTCCAAGTATAATTTCCAAGCTACGGTAATTCTTAATCCAGTAAATTTTCTGGTTGTTTGTTCAGCATAATGAAACATTCTTCCAGGAAAAATGACTCCTTTATTTGGAGTAGGCAACTCATAATGTTGTTCAGTTTTATTTAATAAAAATACAGTTTTGCCAGACCAATCAATACTCCAATTATCATTTGCATAAAATAAAAATGTTCTGGCATTAGATTCAAGAGAATCTTGATGAGGTTGTCCCTGAGTTCCAAACATATGCCCATTGGCATATACTCGTTCCAAACTAAATTTTTGTTTAGTTTTTTCTTGTATAATATTTAGTAAATAATCAGTAAAGAAAGTTTCATCATTTAAATTCATGACCCAAAATGGAGTGTCAGGTTTATCGTTAGTGGATCCATGACCAAATGCCCATTGTGGTCTATTAACACATTCAATTATTTTCCAACAATCTTGTACCGAAAATAAGTTATGGTAAGCAACAACATCTGTTTTATCAAAATTTTCCATACTGCCTCATCATATTAATTCTAATCTGTTCAAGAGGTAATAATTTTTTATTTGCTTCAACAAGTATGTTGTTATTGGTACTACATTCTTGATAAAGATTTGAAGTAAATTTACCAATTTCAAAAATACAATTCCTCATAAACTCATCACTGATCAAAGATTCTATCCAAGAAATTGATACAAATCTGTTGCCACGTTCAACTTTATTTACTTTATGAAGCATACCAGTTGAATATATCAATGCTTTGCCAGCATTTAGTTTATAGCTTTCTTCTTTTCCATCTCTTTTTAAAACCAATTCTCCACCAACATATTCTGTAGGTTCATTTAAAAAAATTGTCATGCTGTAGTGAGTTACGACATCACATATTTGTATTTCATCTACATGCCAATCATAAAACCCCCCAGTATTATATTTTGCTATCATAGGTGGAGTAATTTTTTTAACTGCCAGCAAAGAAGAAAATATATTATTTTTTGATATTGAATTAGAAAAAATATTGTATATGTTTTTATAATTTGGATCTTTTTGGTCTACAATTTGAGAAATTTTAACTTGCTCATTTTTTCCTGTAGATGTTTCTCCTGGAGTATAAGAAACTTGATTTAAAATTTGTTGAATAGTTTTTATTTCATAATGTTGTAGTAAATCAATTTCAAAAATCATTCTTAAATCTCCTCTTCATATCTTTCTATGTCGTAATCCGGATAAACTGACTCAACATCAAATCCTTTAATTGCTGCAAGAATTGCTTTTTTAACCCGAATTTTTGCCTCGGCGTGACCTTTACTATAATTTAACATCCTAATAGCATTAGCAGTTATAAAGTCGCTGGAAGCTTCAGAATCATATGTAACCCATTGATCTGGGGTAGAAAGATATTCCACATCATTTCCATCAATATCTTTTCTATCTGGATACAATTGTAGATATAATTTAGGATCAATTGGAAATTTAAGCTGATAAAGATATTTTAAAAATTCTAATTTATTATCAAACTCATGGTGATTCTTGATAGTTTCTGATCGTAAAGTGCTTCTCCATTTAATCCACATATCCTTTTCACCTGGATAAGAATCCTCTATATCTGGAAGAACTCTCCAATCAGAAGCAGAAAGCATAGCGTTTTTATCAGCAATTTTTTTCAATAATCTTCTTTCATAAAATATTGATTCTTGACCAATTTCTTCAATCTGACTAATAGCATTAAACTTTTTTACGTCAGCGTTGAGAATAGCAAATGCTTGTATTTTAACGTATAATTCATCTACTTTTTCTGCAGGAACGTTTTTAAAATTGTACGTTTGCCAATAATTTATGTTATTATTAAAATCGTATTTTAATTTTTTTCGTTGACAAAAATAAGTTCCATTATTATAATAGATAAAGTACTGCAACTGATCACTTTCAGTATGCCAAAACGGGTCAATAGTTTCATAGAATTTTTCCAGCAAGTTCGGATCAATTGATTTGGCAGTAGTAGCTGAAGCACCAAAATTCGTGGTGGGTATAACAATAAATTTATTTAAAAAATCTATCTCAATGCTGGATTTTAATATATTATCTTCCATGAGTTGTTTTGATATACCATCCTGTCAAAATATATTTATCTGTAGTAAATATTGTATTTCCTTTGTGAACATGGGTCATTCCGGCAGGAAAGATTACAACAGTTCCTTTTGTTGGTTTAATTCTTCTACGTTGATACAAAAATTCTGTTTCTCCCTCTCCATCTGGAACATCATTCAAATAAATCATCCAAGTCAATTCTCTTGCAGCATATTCAGCAGAAGCATTTTCATAATGCCAAATATGATATCCGCCTTCCGGAGAAGTTTTTTGAAACTTCAGATCAGATGAAATCAAAGAAAGTTTACTTAACTGAGAAAAATTATCAATGTAATGAAGAGCACAAGACCGCAAAAATTGATTTACTTGATAACTATACGTATCATTAGTATAATTCAACAAAATTGAAATGTCTTTTCTATTCAAATTTCCTTTATACTGTTGATCTCCTTCAAGTACCAAAGCCTCTACTTGTTTTTCTGGTATTACACTATTTGATTGAATATAGTCAGCGGTATTATTAATAGTGTGCTCAAAAAATTCAACGAGTTGATCACAAAAAGCTCCAGGAACAAAATTATCCCAAACTCCAATAAAATCGTTAAGTTCAAATTTTGTAAGTTTTGAATCCCTCATCAACTCAATGGGACGATATGGTTGTATAGTCATAATATTTTTAATATGCTTTTATTATGTATTTAACTTTATGAAATGGAGTTGCGAGAGGAACTACTTTATTTGGTGATAGTTCCACTAAAGGAATTGGTTTAACAACAGTATTAAAAATAAATTCAGCTGAGTTTAATTCCAATAAAACTTCAGATTGATTAAATACAACTTCTAATGTATCATTAGCATTTGGCAATGATCCAGCATATTTCGTGCCAGCACCATTAACATTTCCAAAAGTAAAATCAGTCTGTGGGTTTGTCGCAGGATTCAAGCTCATTAAGTGAGAATGAGTTTTTGATACACCAGGAGAAGCATATGGTTCAATTCTCATTCTTGATAATTCTGTATCAATTACTGCGGCATCATTAGCACCAGGGCCTCCGGTATCATACAATCTACCACCAGCTAAACTGTTTAAAGTTGCTAGTGGACTTGCCCACCAGTTACCAAAAGAAGTTATTTGTGTACTGCCCGGCGTTATAATATCTTCAATGTCTAATCCATCAGTTTTAGACAGTTCAATCATAAATTGACTTGAAGATACTCCTTGCAATACTTCTTCTGCTTTCTTATAAATCTCTTCATCTTCTTGTCCACTTCGTACTCTGCCTTTTTCACTGGAAAAAGTTCCCGCATCCGTATAATAAAGTGCTCTTTGCGCCCAAGGTATTACTGGCTCTCCATCATCTTCTTCTGTAGTTGATGACCAATACAGATGCTCGTGAGGAGGAACATTGACAGTGGTTTCTCCAATTCTTCCAATAGTGGCATTAATAGATCCATCAACATTAAATTCTATTTGGCTGATTAAATTTTCTGCTCCAAATGTCTTAACTGACCCTAAACTAAAGAAATCACTTTCTGTACCACCAGTAAATACTTGTTCTAATGGCAATGGTCCTGCTATACCAGTTCTATCAATAAACCAAAAGCCTCCAGTAGATCCAACTTGATTAATACTTCCTGAAATTACAGGAAGAAAGGAAGATCCGCCACGATTTCCATCTACTTGCCCAACTCCACATATTCTTTTATTTCTATAATCAGGAACATTAAATGATCCGCTATATTCTTTTGTTGTTTCATTGTAATCTCCATCTCCCCCATAAGTATTTCCAATAATGTTCCAAAGATCTGGATATTGTGCTACAGCATAAGAGTTGCCGTCACACTCCAAAAATCCAGGAAATCTATTTTGAATGTCTCCATATTCATCAACCACATTTTCTTTGAGGATTTGAACAACAGTTCCAATGGAAAAACCATCATACTTATTAGTTTTGATACTATACCACGTTCCTAAATTAGAAGAAGGAGGGGGAGCCACGGCATATGTTGTCACTGACCACGTAAATGGAGAGGCATCGCCAATTGTTACTGTTGTACTGGCAGTAGAGTTTAAATTATTTGGTGTTTTTACAACCAAAAAAATTAAACTATTCACAAGAGGATCAAAAGTTCTTGGTCCTGTAACTGGAGTATCATAATCAATTGAAATAAATGCTCCGTTGGTA